AATGGGTCTGTTTGTTCTTGTAGAACTTCAGCCTTTTTTCTTTCTGTTGTAACTCTTTGTTCTTCTTGAACAAGAGCAGCATCTACTTCAGCAGCATCAGTATTAAGTTGATAGAACTTATCGCCACGCATATAACCAATAAGATAACCTGTATTTTTGTCAATGACTTGATTAACAACACCAAGTGGAATACGCTTATCAACGCCAAAGTTAATAATTTGTACAATGCGCGAGTTCTTTGGTTGTTCAGCCATTGTTATCCTCTCGGTATTGCGACATATGTGTCACGGGAATAGTAATTAAGAATCGCACGAAAGATTGCACGATTGGCTTCTTTAAGCATAAGGTCACCAATTGATAGGTCTTGAATCATTGCTTCAATCTGTTCTCTGCGTTCACGCTTTAAAGCAGAGAAGTTACTTGTTTGACGTGCAGTAGAATCAAGTGAGAAATTAATAAACTCACGAACTTGTGATGTTACATTTAACATTTTCATACGTGATTCTTTAGGAAGGTCAATTTGAATATTAGACAACATCTCTTCCATACTAACAAGCATGCGTTCTTCTGAGGCTACCTCATTACCACCAGCAGTAAGTGCTGCTTCAAGCAATGGGTTGGAAGCCTTAAGTGCTGCACGTTGGTTAGTAGAACGCTGTATAAGTGCTTTACGTTCAGAGATACTAAATGTATTATTAAGAGCCTCACGTTCTAAACGACCAATATCGTAGTAAGCCTGCTTATCGCCTGATACTAAAACATCTGTAAGATACTTTTCTACATCTTTATCTTTGATAAACTCTGCTGCTTCTAGCCAAGCATAAGTAGCAGCATCAAACTCACCTACATATGGAGCCAAGATAAAGGCTGCTTCACCATATGTTTTAATCATACTTTTATTTTTAATAGCCCAAGTTTTTAGTTCCTTGGTCTTTTGAATAACTGTATTAGTTTGTTTCTCATCACGGGCTACTGTATAGACTAACTTGCCTGGGTTCTTGCCTACAAACGTAGCAAGTGCCATCTCGTATGGGTCTTGAACATCACCATTGTATGTTTTCATAACACCATTGACTAGGTCATAGAACTCAGGACGTAGTCCTGTAATTCCAACATCCTTTAAGTAGTCTGGAACTCCAATGCTTTCTTGCATAGATGGAGCAAGCGGTGATAAGAATCCAAGAACTGCACGCATAGCAATAATGTTATGAGCAGATATGCGAATCTGCTTTAAGTATTCATACTTTTCTGCTTCTGTAGCATTAGGGTCAAGACCGCGTCCTTGAGAAGCATTGTATGCAATTGCTGCCATAGCAGCGGTAGCCTGTTGACGATTCTTTTCATCTTTGTTAAGAATAGTCCAAGCCTTTTGCACTGATGCAGGGACAACTGCACGAACAATATCTATGCCTTCGCCGATATTACCAAGTGCAAGGTTGTCTAGTTCTTCACCAATTAATTCGCCTCTTGCACCAGTTTGACCAAGCAAAGCCTTCATTGTAATAACACCTAATGCTGAAATAGGTCCACTCAATGTAGGCAGACCAGCATCGGGGCTAAATGATGGGTTAGCCAACTTTAATTTCATAGTAAAGTCATTAAAGATAGGCTGCTGGAAAGCACCATTGCCAGTAAGTGTACGCACTGTACTGTCAACAGTCTTAAAGATTACGTTATCCATAGGCATCATTACATATGGGTCGCCCTTAGCGTCATTATGAATGAATCCAGATGAATCTAATCCAAGATGCATCAAGCGAATACGATATGCAACACGTAGTGGCACATCACGCATACGATAAATACGGCGATGGAAGTCTTCTGTAGCACGATAAAATCGGCTTACGTTACGCTGTGCAAGAGCAAAGTTAGAACGAATAGATGGGTTATCTGCAAACTTAAGTACTGTATCTGCAGCCTGCTGTGTAGCAATCTGTACGTATCTACGAACTACAAGTTCAGTAGCGTTCTCTGTTGCTGCTTGAATCTTCCACTTAGGTGGATTATCGCCTAAGTCAGCAATTGCACGCTTGACTGCTTTAGCGGTTTCTTCTTTTTGAAGAACCATAAGGTTCTTTCTAATACGCACATAGCCTAACATTACTGCTGGCTGACGGAAAGCCGCAGTAACTTGACGGTCCATTAATTCAAATGCACGATTTCCATACTTTGAAAGCACGCTTTCTGCATCATCAGTTAAACCTTCAATGCGCAAAGATGTAAACATCTTACCCTTAGGCTGAAATCCCTGCGTAGCCTTTTCAAAGTCTTCAAATGTAAGAGCCTTAGTAGACTTGTGCCACTTATCAGCAATAGGTATTAGACTTTTAGTTTCTTCATCTACCAATTGTGTATGACGTGACTTAACGGCATCAAATAATTTATCATTAAACTTAGTAGCAGAACCGTGGAATGTTGAGTATAGGTCAAGAAGTATGCGGTCAACTTGGTCAACAACAATATCTACTTGGCTAACGCCACGTTGCCCAAGTTCGCTGCTGCGAGATGACATTTGAATAAACTCTTTGACAGCCTTAGCGTCAACAACAACATAACTAGAACTTGGCTTAAGTAACTTAACACCATCTTCGCCAATTTCTTCAATAAGTTCAGTATTGCGGCGTATGCCGATAGCAGCAAGGGCTTCATCTTTAGCCTTACGAAAATCAGCAGCAGTTCTAAGTCCATTGTTAGCAAGAAAGTTAGTTGAAGGGTCAAATAAACGAGCACCATCATCACCATCTAGTGACTTAGCATTTCCATAGAAACGCTTAATCCAGTTTTCAAAGTGAACCGTTGCTACTCCGCGACCACCAAAGATTCTTGCATCTGCTAGGTCAGTGGTAGATATAGCCTGACCACCACGACCAGATACTGCATCAAGGTCCTTGAGCATCATGTCATAGTTGTTAGGGTCAATAAGTTCTTCTACAATTTCACGTTCAAACTTACCTGTAATGCTAGCAGCACCAGCCATAGAACGTGTAGCAGAGTTAAGAAGGTGTGCGCTATGCGCTAATCCTTCAACAATTAAGTCAGCCTCTAGGTCATCAGCACCTTTACGGAATGGCATTGATGCATCTTCTGCCATACCAAATGCAACATCAAGACTGCGAACCATATCTTCGCTAATGCCTTGCTCTTTAGCAATTTTTGCTCGCTTAGAAGCGCGGTCAGCAAGTGTTAGCGTTTCAGATGTACGTGTTCCGCCTAGCCATTTCTTTAATCCTTGACGAAGCGGCTCTGCTGTTTTGCTACCAGTATAAGCAGTAGCCATTTTACCTAAACGATGTCCCCTGCGAAGCGCAAGGTCAAATACTTCTCTTCCAGGTGCAGTAAGAAGGAACATAAAGCCTTCATCAATTGCACTTCGGATACCCAATCGTGGGAACAAAGTGAGAACAGACCATGCGTTTACAAAATCATCTGCAATTTTTAACTGTGTTGCCCCACCCATTGCACCAATAAGGTTTTTCTTACTTTTAATTCGACCTGCCATTTGTGCAATCTCAATGTAATTGAGAGAACCAATAGCACCAGCCTCTTGAAATGGGTGAATAATTCCAGATGACTCATATTTAAGTACATCATCTTCTGTTTTAAGACCGACTTTACCGACTTCATCAATAAACGCTGGGTTAACTTCTAGTTTAGAAACAATAGACAAGCCTTCTTTGTCACCAAACTTAGACTTGAGAATTTCTTCCATAAGTTTTTTACCATCTGGATGACCATCAAGACCAAAACGCTGCATAATACCAACATACATATTACGCATAATGACAACTTGGTCATTTGCATCAGCAGCAATAAACTTCTGTGTCATAAAATCAGCCAAATCGCGTGGCAATACTTGACGTGCTACGGCACGGAAATTATCTGCAGTCTTGTAGGCATCTTCTCCAAGAAGAATTACGCCACCTTGTGGACTGCGTGCAAAACGCTGGGCTAATTTTTCCCTACGTGACATACCTTTGTAAAACTTTTTAATGTCATCAATGTTTTCAGCAAATAGTTCGCCTTCTTTACCTAATGTAGATAAGGTTTTAAATGCGTCTTCACCATCTGCAGCAATTTCTTTTGTTGTGCGACCAGTGTAGTTAAGTTCTCTATCTAGCCAGCGACCCATACCTTCACCTAAACGGCGTTGGCTACGTGCAGTAGCCACACCATTACGGAAGTATTGAATACCATCAACACGACCAGAAAGAAATAGAGGTACGTTTTCTACTTGTTCAAAGTATCCAAGCGCAGATTTAGCATCTGTAATATCATTACGTTCAAGCAACTTAATTGCTTCATCGTTATTGTAGGCAGGAAAGTTTGTTTTAATATCGCGGATAACAACAGAGCGTGCTGCTGTATCTGGAGCATCCTTAAGACGCTTAATTTCCGAACCAAGTCCGTCCCATAGTTTTACAACATCTGGTTCAGTTGCAAAAATTTGACGTACACCATCAGTACCGTGCTTCTGCACAATAGCAGCAAGTTTGTCTCCACGCTTAAGAAGAGCAGAACCACCAAATGTTAAATATGTTAGTGGGTCAATTGCTAACTGATAAATAAAATCAATAGCACCAGAAGCAAATTTTGTTTTGCCATCAATGTAATCTTGTTGCAAACTTGCGTTTGTTGGCTTTGTATCAAACATACGTAAGATGTCGCGACCAGGTGAAACTTGTGCGTACTTAACGCCATCCATTACCTGCTTAAACTTCTCTGGCTCGTTATATGCTTCTTGTAAAGCATCAAGCATTTTTTGCGTTACTTCTCCACCAGTAGCAACAATCTCTCCAGGTTTTAATCCAGAAAGGATTCCTTTTGCTACGTTTACACGCTCTTCACCAAAATACTTAATAGTTTCATCTAGTGCACCGTTGTCATAAACACGGCGACCATCCCAAGCATCAGTAAATGTTTGCTTGTTAAAAAAACCTTCGCCTTGTGCAGCCTGACGTGACATAAGGTATGGAGTATTAATAATACGTGTCCACGCAGTAAGACCTTTAAACAAACCAATAAGCGGGCTTGCTGCTATCTTACCAGTTGCTTTTAATGCGCCAACAACGTTGTCGCTAAATGTGTCTGCTTCTTGAGCATATGTAGCATCTGGATAAAGAAACTTAATCTTATCCTGTGCATCTGTCTCTAGTTTAAAAAACTCTTTACGAGCATCTTCTACAGGAAGCGTCATTAAATTTTTATTTTTTTGAATAGTCCAACTAAACTGTTCTAGTTGAGTTGTCTGTTCTGGATTTAAGTTACCCTGTTGTGCAGCAGCATAAAGATTGGGACTCGTCTTTGCAACGACATAGTTTACTTTGTAAGCCATTAGTATCCTTCATCAACTAATGCTCTGTAAATCATTTCAGTATCTCCACTTGGGTCATACTTGATAAGTTGTTGTAAAGTCTGTGCAAGTGTATAAGACTGATTAGGGCGGTCCATCATAACTTCAGAACCTGGTCCAGGTCCAGAATTAATTCCAGCAGTTACTGGTTCATCTGGACGCTCGGTTGGAGCCATAAGTGGAGTTGGTTCTGGGAACTGCAATGTTGGTTCCGCGGTATTTCTACCAGCCATAGGAGCAGAAGTTTGTTGGTCATATGTTGCCTGTCCTTGTCCATAAGGGAGTCCAGAAATATATTGAGCAGGTTGTGTAGGTCCACCATCTGTGCGCTGTGATAGCGCACTAGGACCTGAAACTGGTGCTGGATTACTAGGCTGTCGATAGCCGCCTCTTCTTTCAACCATTTCTAATCCTCTTCTTCTTCAATATGATTTCTAATGTCATCCATTGTGACTTCTTGCATCCAATCAGGATGCGATTCTTTTGATGCCAATAACCATAATGCATTTTCTACAGAAAAACCAGCCTTACGTAAAGACTTATAATACTCATGCAGACTAATTGCGTATTCATCTAATTTTGAATAATTGTCATCAACAGTACGCACTTTACGTTTACGTGCTGCCATGATTTACTCCTTAGATTGCTCGTTCTCTAGTTGTTCTTACGGCTGCTTGTCCTCGTCCATCACCAGAAAGACTTGAAAGCATTGTTTGTAAATCTGGTCTTGCTTGTGGTTGCTCTGGCATTGGAGAACCTCCTGCTGGCGAGCCAGCGGGAGCAGGGGACATTTGCTCAACCGCATTAGTTGGTGCACCAGCAGGAGGAACTTGCTGCTGCGGAGCAAAGGTTTCTTCTATTGCGTCCTCTAATGCTTGTCCCTTTTGACGAGCCTTTATTACCGCAGCAATCTTACGAACTACCTCTGAAGCATCCTGACCTTGAGTAGCCATTTGTGGAATTGCTTGTGTGTATGCCGTAAGTGAACCAAGGAGTGCTGAACGCATCTCTTCAATTTCAATCTTTTCTAATTCTTGTGTAACGTTAACAGTAAATGGTAGTTCCCTCATAGCCATATCTCGGCTGATGAGTTTTCCTCCAAGTGCTTGAAGCATAAAGATAAGACCTTGTGCTGGGTTAAGACCAGCAAGCATGCCATAGCGAACATCAGCGGAATAATCATTTTTGATGTCTTTAGTTGGCTTGTAAGTAATTTCATAAGGTGAACCAGAATCTACTCCACGAATTGTTTTTTCTTCTGGATAAAGTAATTCATCCACATTAAAGCAAAGACTAATAATGTCCCGAAGCGTTGCAGCAAAGATTGCTTGTGCAGATTTAACTTGTGTATCAAAGGCTCCCATAAGAGCCTGTACTCCCTGACCAGTAACAATAGAAGCATCTATGTTTCCAGTACGAGATTCAGGATAACGTGTACCAACACGCAATTCTTGATTAAGAATTTCTTGTTCAGTAAAAGCACCTGGTGGAATGTTAAGTTCTACGCGGCGTACACCTGCTGGGTTGGCTGTGCGGATAACCGCATCTCCACCAAGCATAAGTTCTTGTACATCTTGTGGAAGTACGATTGGTGCTTGAACAGACTTTTCTGCTGCTTCCATTGCAAGTAATGCAAATCTGTTGCGCAGTAATTGAATACCAAGTACGTCATCAAACTGTCCACGCATTTCACCATCAATAGATGGCTTACGTGCAACAACAACCATCATCTTGCCAAGTGGGTTTGCCGCTTGAGAAAGAACTAGATTGTTTCTACGCGGTACATAAATTATAGATTGGTCTTTATCGTAATAACGAACCATCTCAATTTGTGTATTAAGGTCTTGGTTATAACCATCCTCACCAAGAAGTTCTCTATCATACTCTGGAAACTGAGATACTAGTTCGCCAAGTGTCATAGAGTATCGCTTAGCAAATGCCACACAACGTCCATAGCGGTCAAACTCTGGGTAAGCCCCAATAGGATTTTCTATGCGGATACGCGGCAGTCTTGCTTCATCGTCTAATTCAATAATGAAAGGGACGAATCCATATGTAAGGTACCAGTCAGCACCTGAGTACATTTGTACTGCTAGGTCTGAGTGCTGGAAGTAGTTAGAAGCAATACGAGTACGCTTGTCAGCAAAACTACGAGCACGGTCAGATACTTGATTGGCTGCAGAACAGTTAACTGCTGGAAGCGGAGCCATAACTTCAGACAGGTCACGTGCAACAATGTCAATAAAGTTTGCTACTACGTTAGCATCTACGCCTTCTGGAAAGAAATTAGGATATACCTGAGAAATCTTTCCTTTACGGACTGCAAGTACGTCAAGGTTACGCGCATCACGTTCGTGATTACGATAACGCAAAGAGTCAACCCGTGCTGTTATCTGCTCTATTGTTAACGCCATTATTGTCCTAACGATTGATTAAAAATTACTTAGAAAACTTCTTTTTGTCAGATGCTTTCATTTGACGCATTAATTTTGTTTTACCCTGAGAAAAACCAGGCTCGCCTTTAGCAGATATTTGTTCATTACGAATACGGCGTTTGTTAATAACACGTATAATATCTTTTTCGGCTGCTTTTGTTTTAGCAGGATTTTTTACCTTAACAGAGTTCTTAGCAATTTTTACAGTTTCTGCACGAGTAGCAGCCTGTTTGTTAACAGCAGCGGCTTTCTTAACTGCTTTGCTTCCAAGTTTTTTTGCAACTAATCTAGCAGCGGCTGCTGCCGCGACTCCTACGAGTGGTGCTGGCATATTAATTCCTATCCATATATGTCGTGCCATTGGTCTGCAAAGGCATCATCTAGGTTGATTGAGTATCTATTATTTATCTGTGCTTTAGTAGCCCAACGATTGTTGGCATACATAGATGTATGACTATTAGACTGCATAAGTTCGCGGATGCGAATGACTGCAAACCACAGTGCCATAACAGTATCTGTCTTGCCTTTAGTATTTGGCTTCCAAGTCAACAGTTGTTGAGTAAGAGCCTTTATACCTTCACTGCCTTCAGAAGAAGGTAGTTCTATAATGTTGTTCTTTTGGAACTTTTCTTCTCGGACTGTGCCAAAAAGGTTAGACATTGACGCAACGCCGAAGGATGTGTCCCACTTGTTTTTGCCTGTAAAGTGAGCATCAAGGCGTACGCCGTATCCAGCAAGCCAGTTTCGTAACTCGTCATCAAGGGAGTAGGCTTTTTGGTGGGCGTTGATTTCAACTCTAAACTCTTGCGGTTTATATTTAATAACCAGTTCTTCAATTGTCGCCCTAATCTTTTGCGGAGTTGGCTCCGTCATATTAATACAATCGTTAACGTAAATCTTGCCGTCTGCACGATTGTAGGTACAAATTACAAATGCAGCATTACCTGCCATAGCAGGGTCAAAGCCAACTACAATATGAGGTTCTACCTGAGAAGGATGTCCAGCAGCACCAGGCTTTAGTGGACCTCGCTTCCGCATCCCGTTAGTTGACCCTTGCACCAGCACGGGTGGGAAGATTGAATCCTCTTGTATATCCTCTTGTTGGTATACGAGTGCCCAAGTGGAGGGTGTGACCTCCGAGCGGCGTCTAAATAAGGCTTGCCCGTCCCACTTGGGATAGAAGCCGTTTTCCTGAGGAGTGTCATCATCGCCATCCCACGGGACGTCCGACTCTTTCCAGAGAGTAACCCAATCTTGCGGCTTTTCTGAATACTCCAGTACAGCAGGCATGCCCATATAAGTAAACGGAGTCTTGCCACCTGACCAATGCTTCGGATTACGAAGTTCTTTATATAAATCATTTGCTGCAATTCGTGTCCCAACGACTAGCAATTTACCGTTTTTACCCAAACGAGTAATAACTTCTTTCTGCAACCAGTTAATCTGTTGTTCCCACTCGTGAGCATTAGCCGTGGTTATACAGTCATCCAGAATAATAAGGTCAGCACGTGCACCGTAAATCTGACCGCCCATACCTAACGCTTGGAGAGTCGGGTCTTTTTCACTTGAGTTACGCGCATCGCCCCCAAGATAGACAGTATCGGTGCGCCAAGTATCTGCGTCCTGCTTCCAGCCGCCCTCTGGACCATATGCGGTCTGCAGTTTAAGCCAGCGTGGATGGGACAATCGTTGCTTTATAGCGTATACGAACTCTCGCGCCTTATTCAATGTCTTTGATACCACAATGATGCGGATGTTAGGATTGAGGGCAATGCGGTAAGTTGAGTAGTTCACCGTAATAACGGTGGACTTAGCGTGCTCAGGTGGCACATTAACCAATAGGCGGTTTCGCTCTCCTGGTTCATAAATCATACTAGGGTGTAACCACGAAGGTTCTTGCCCCTCAAGCAGGTCAACCCAGTCTTGGTGATGCGGAAATACAGTTTGGTCTAAAAACAACTTTGAAAAGTCCTTGAAGGGAATTGACTCCTTCTCCATACCAAGGCTGGCAAAAGATTTCTTCTCCGCGTCATCGCGGGCTTCCTCTAAGGAACGAGCAAATGCTGGGTCGCGCATCATCCAGATTCGGGCGGTATCTGGCTTTTTACCTGCCTTGACCATTGCCGCCTGAAGGGACATTCCTGCCCTAACAGATTCTAGTACCTGCTCTTTGGCAACGGCTACACCCTTGGCGGCGAAGTGTTCCCCACCCTTTTGAAAGCCACCTTTTGTCGCCACGTACATCCCCTAACAGTTTATAGGCAGACTACGCCCATCCTACAGATAGTATTTTGTACAGTTGTTTGTACAGTATCTGAGCAAGGCTATAAAAGACTTGCGAAGATATTTACTGCTCTATATATACTTAATCCGTTCAAACAGTCTAAACGAACATATTCTACAAAAATATTATAAAAGTCCTGTTCAGACAGCATATTCCCCCTGTAACTATACTGACAGAAATATCTAAACAGAGATACTGTAATATAACTGGTGCTGTATTAAACAGTCTGGGGTCATACTGACCCTGTAGACTGTTTAATTGTGGTACAGATAGCAGTATGCTGGCGTAACAGTTACGGTAGTCTATCTGCTGGCCTGACTGCGGGACACAGTACTGTTCTGCATAAATGCCAGCATCTACCTGTGGCTGTGACTAAAGCAGCCCATACTTGGGTCTTGCCAGCACTGAGACATTACCTGTGGACGGCATGCTCGCATGCCGATTCGCAGGCTCATGCTCTTGGCTAGCCTATCAGCAGAAGGCTCGGTGCCTTCTGATGTATTGGCTTAGGCTCAAGCACACCGAGTGTGCAAGTAGCAAGGCTGTCATGTTCAACGCTATCGAACGTCGAACCCATGTGAAGCCCTCCTTGCCTCTTCGCGGAACATATTGGCTACCTTGGCATTTGCCGTTGTCCAATCATGGTGTCCGCCTACTTCTGGTGAGACTGTTCGCTCCATGCATGGGTCTGGATGGCGTCTTTGTGACCTTTTTCTACTATGGATTTTCTGCGTGCTGCGGTGCTGCTACATGCAATCTGGCAGAGAACCTGCTGGTGTCAACCCTGCCGCGTCGTTCCTAGCGTCAGGGTCGGCGCTCGCGCCTTGACACTGGCGCAGAACCCCTGCCCTCATGCGTTCCGCGCAACCGCGCAACTTGAAAACTCCAAAGTGAAAGAAGGTCCACAATGTCCGCAAATCCATACTCCATTTATGGGGCTGAACTGGTCTCACTGAAGATAGGCGTCGCCAAGAATGGCAACGCTTATGCCAGCGGTATCCTGAATGTTCGCGATGAAAACGGCAAGTTCGAAGCATCACATAAGTTCTTGTCGTTCGATGCAGTTGACGCATTCCGCATCTTGCAACTGCACTACTTCGGTGAGCAATCACCTAATCCTGATACATCAGGCGGTGACCTCGCCTTCGCAGATGGCGAGCCTGAGAGCACGGAGACCCGCAATCGGACAGTTGCCAAGGCAACTGCCCGCCCACAGGTTGATGTCTCTGGCTGGTTCAAGACCACCAAGATGGGCAATGCTTGGGTCACATCCTACATGGTAGAGGCTGTGCAATAAGCAGAACAGAAAAACCCTTCGGGAAACCGAAGGGTTTTTTTGTGCCCGCAGTTTATGATGTGGGTTGGTGTGAGGGTTTGTCTTATTGGTAAAGCACCGATAAGTACTATTTGAAAGGTGGTAAACTCATGACTACTAGTCATTATGTAGTTGTTGATTGTCGTATGTGTCAGGAGTTCTTTTATATTCCTGCTACGCCTGAGCAACAAGAGGAGATGGATAAGCCTCGCTCTGAGCGTAAGTTTATGCAAGACATATTCCCTGAATTGCCTATTGAGGACAGGGAATTACTAATTAGTGGTACTTGTGGTACTTGCTGGGACAAGTTGTTCCCGCATGAGGAAGGAGATGAGTAAATGAAAGTATATAAAAAAGGTAATGCTCCTGATAATGCTGTTTATATTGGGAGAGGTAGTGCATGGGGAAATCCTTATGTGATAGGTAAGGATGGAGATAGACTAGAAGTGATTGAAAAGTATAGAGTGTGGGCATATAATAAATTTGTAGAAGACCAAGGATATGGAATAGATTGGTTAGAATCTTTAAGAGGTAAAGATTTAGTGTGCTTTTGTGCGCCTTTAGCATGTCATGGTGATGTGCTGTTAGAAATGATAGGAGAATAAAATGATAGATAGTATTAAAGGTACGTTTTTATCTAACTTTTGGGAATGTACTGTGGTCTATGATGGTATGCGCTATGGAAACGCAGAGGCTGCGTTCCAAGCGCAGAAGTGTGTAGATAGCACCGATAAGTACAAATTCATAGCGTTGGATGGTGCTAAAGCCAAGGCTATGGGCAAGCGTGTAGAACTACGAGAAGACTGGGATGCTGTAAAACTAGACGTTATGTATAAAGTTTTACAGGCTAAGTTCGCCCAGAATCCTGACTTGTATAACAAGTTAAAGGATACTGGGAACGAAGAGATTATAGAAACCAACTGGTGGTACGACAGATACTGGGGTGTCTATAATGGTGAAGGACAAAACCACTTAGGCAAGTTGCTTATGTGGATTAGGGATAACGAGTAAATGCAGTTCAACCTGCTGTGCACAGTGCCAGCAGGTTTCACAGAAAAGGAGAGAAACATGTACGACTATACTGAAGACAACTTATCAATTACGAATAGTTGCCATGCATGTATGATTCTGGATGCAGTATGCCAGGAGTGTGAAGATAGTAAAGATGCCAAGTTAACTGACCGTGCTTGGGAGATAGTAGATGAAGGTAATCTGCAATACAGATTAACCTTATCTTATAATCAGGCTATGCCTAGTGGTCACGACTGGACTGAACGAGATGGTGAGTTCAAGCCACCAATTGTACAGTTAGTTGATGGTATGAATGAAGAGTTGGCTATGCATCTAGGTTCCTTATGGGAACTAGATGATAACCGTCAACGTCAACGTGAAGTTGAGTGTCAATGGTGTCACATACTTACACCAAAAATATTCAATGACTGTCAATCATGTGATGGTGCATTGGAACACAACGTACGTTAAGTATGTTGTGACTGCTTAGCCCGCTACGCCTACTGCTAGCGGGTCTAAGCAGGTTCGTTAACAACTAATCAATCAAAGAGAGAGAAGAAACAAATGGAAAACACAGTTAAACTAACAGGTAAAATCAAGAACATCAAGTCATTCACAGGTAGCAAGGGAACACTTGTTACAGGATGGTTTGACCAGCGTGAGGTAAGCACATTCAGTAATGGTGGTGCTGACCGACAAGTATATGTCGTAGGTATCAACATCATTGCACTAGATGATTCAACAGTTGGAGATATCCTTGGACTATCACGTGCAGGTACAGAACAAACAGACTTGGTTACATTATCAGGTCGTTTAGTTACACGCTTTGACCGCCGACAGGATATTCCTGAGAGCCAGCGTCGTGCGCCTATGGTGCAGTTCGAAGTACATGCAGTAGAAGTTAACTAATATAGAAACAGGTGGCTGGTCTACTATGCCAGCCACCTGTTTTTTTATATTGTAAGATAGTTTCATTACCGATAACTACTAGAATCAAGGAGATAAAGATGTACTTTTCAATACTAGATATTGCAGTGACGATGCTTGCACTTGTATCTTCAATTGCAATTATACTTATCACAGCACGGGCTAACCGTGACTTGCTTAGACAAAACAGAAATCTACGTGCGCAGAACAAGCGTCAAGTAGACCAGTGCCGTAACTACCATAGCCCACGTCCATTTTAAGGAGAGAATAATGACAACAACAATGACAATCAATGACCGACTCGTAGAGTTGGGTGTATTAGGCGACCAAAAAGACAAAGCAATACAGCGTGTAGGTGCTAGACTAGTTGAAGAATACTTCGCATCATCTGCAACAGAGCAGAGTGATGAAGTAGTAATCAACGTCTTGTACTATCTAACAGACATTCAAGTACGTGACTACGCTTTGGGTTTACTAGATAAACACGATAACATATTACCTGCACTTAACCATCTACTTGACAAGGCTCCAACAGATACTGCGTTCATCAATGCACCAGCCTGTTTACTGGCTGCATACTTATATGAACGTGGTGACTCAGCAAGTGCAGCCATTACACTAAGTAATGCTCAGCAACATTACTCTTTGGGAATGTTGCTTCGCCGTGTGATGGCAGCAGGATGGCAGCCATCAGAGTTTGGTAGAATGCGTGAAGACTTACACCCTAAAGTAACAGCAGGTATATTCGGAGAGGAAAACAATGGCTAACTATGACGTACTGTTTATGCACAACCATTTTGTATTAGTAACTACAATCATAATGGATGAGACAGATGATAAAGAAAGTATTGAACTAGCCGCACTCAAACGCTTGGCTGATGAGTACGGTGATGAGTTTATGGAAATCATCAAGTCATCTAAACAAGTATCTATTGAGGGTGTGGATACAGCAGATGAATCAGATGTATACACAATCCCTGAACCTGGCGACCCAGAAGATGCAGGTATGGAACGTGACTAAACCTAAAGTATCAGAAGTAAAGCACTGGTTCTACGATAAAGAGTTGAGTAATCAAATCGTAGAAGTATACTATGCAGACATTGATAACTCTTTTATCAAGGCTCAACCTTTACTTAAGGGTTATAAAACTAAATACTTCTATGGCGAAACAGCGTGGATGGATAGCCGTAGGTATGCAGGTGACATCTATACTAAATGGGAGCACGCCAATGGCTAATGATGACGCACGCTGTAGCCAGTGTGGTACAGCGTGCGAGATATGTAATATGGAGGAAGATAATGACTAATGAAACACTAGTAATACGCAGCCAAGCAGCAAGTTATGCCAAAGGATTTCTTGCAAAGAAATACTACGAAGAATATCAAGAGTTATATGATGCATACTTAACCAATCGTGGTGTCTCTATACGTAGAAATAAAAACTTAATAGATGAAAGGCTTATTACCAATGAGTAAATATTACTGCACTGGACAAGCCTTGACTATCTCAATAGTAGATATAAAAGCAAACAGTGTTAAACAAGCAGAGGCTGTTATGCAAAGATTCATAGATGAGATTGGCAAAGTTATGACGGATGAAGTCCGTTGGGATGAGGCTGACTGGTCTATTGAAGAAAATATACTAGACAAAAAAAAAGGGGTATGGGTTACACAATGAGTGAACCACAATACCTAGAAGGTGATGACGCTGCATTAAAGGATGAGTGTGATGAGTGTGGTAATTTCATCTATACTTGTGAGTGCAGTGAGCCAGACCCTGACCGTATGCATGATGAAATGTATGAAGACTAGACAGAAACTAATGATTCACAATTATGCAAAGTGTTGCAGTAATTGTGACTACTATATATATCTTGACCAAGAATATATAACTGTAGGTGTAGGCTATGCAGCAAAGCAATGGTTTCATAAAGACTATACTGGATGCATAGATTCACAATTTGTACCTGTTATAAAAACACATAGAACCAAGCAAGGCTTAGAGTAAGGAGAAATATGCGACAGCAAGTAGCACGTTACTTATCTATAGGCACTAGCCTTATGCTATCAGTTGCTTCTTTAATTGGTATACCTGTTAAGGCTCACTCGTTAAACGTGCAGCCACCAATAGAACCAGAAAAAGAAGTTAAGTTAGTAGTGCATGTATGGAATAAATTTACACTTAAAGCATATACAAAAGCATACATAAAAGAAAACTATCCCAAGTGGGGTCGCAACGAGTGGTCAGCATTAAGTAAATTATGGGGTAAAGAATCTGGTTGGAATCATCTTGCACAAAATCCAACTTCATCAGCATTTGGTGTAGCACAAGTACTAAAGACTGACCCCGATACACCAGCCCCTCTCCAAGTTGAGAGAGGGCTGGCGTACATAGTACATAGATATGACAAACCTTCTGTTGCTTGGTCACATTGGAGAAAGAACGGTTGGTATTAATATGAAATCATATTACATTATACAATCAGAGATAGAAGTCGAAGCAAGTGATGACGACACAGCGTTGACATTACTGCAAGACACAATAGGATTCAGCGGATTCAAAATGATTCGCTGGATAGATA